GCACGGCTCGTCAACGGTGATGTCTTCTACTATTCGGACGGGTCGGACCTGAAATACCACACGAACCCGAACGGCACAGCGGCACCGGTCTTCGTCGTAACCCCGATGGGTGGCACGATCACCGACTGGACTTCGGATGGGGCCAGCGTGTACGCCACAACCGGGTCAGCCGTGAAGAAGGGCACCGTGTCCAACACGACGACCGCTTCAACCGTCGGATCGTTCGCAGGCGATGTCATCGAATACGCCAACGGCCGACTGTTGTCTTCTGACGGTGCCCGCATCGTGGAACTCAACTCGTCAGGGGCGGTGCTGACCTTCGACAAGACCCTGACCGGAACCTGCGTGGCTATCAAAGGCGGCCCGCAAGCCCTCTACGCCGCTTACAACGACAACGGGCAGGGCATCCTGTATGCGATAGGCGTGTCAGCAACCGACGGTTCGCTCGCCCACCCGGTGCCGGCCGGTGTCCTACCGGTCGGTGAAACATTCTCCGGGCCGTTCTCGATAGACACCTTCGGGGAACTGATGGTGGTCGGTACTTCTTCTGGCGTCCGCTTCGGTGTCATCAACACCAACGACCAGCAGTCCGTGACCTTCGGCCCGGTGATAGACGACGGCGGGAAAGCCTATTCGACAAGGATTTCCGGCCAGTACGCCTACTGGGGGACCAGCAACGGTGACACCTGGAAGGCAGACCTGACGATCTTCGTGGACACTCTGGTTCCTGCCTACTGCCGGTTCCTCGCCCACGACTCTGACTCCTACGGCAACGTCACCAGTATCGAAGTGTTCGAGAACAAGGTGCTGTTCACCGACAGCAACGGGGAGCTTTACGGGGAATCAACAGCCGGGGTTCTTTCAGCTAGCGCAGAACTGGTTTCCGGGGTGGTCACATTCGGCACCGCTGCCCCCAAGGTGACACGGGCTGTGTCCGGCCGGTTCGACAAGACAACCGCCGGGCTAGCCGGGGCTGGCATCGACTACCGGACAGCCGGCCTTGACTACGCAGATTCGGGCACCAACTACCGGGGCTTAGGCCCGGGCACCAACGGGACAACGACCCTCACTCTGGTTGACGAAGAAAACAACTCGACGGCGATGGTGCTCACCGGAACCGGAGCGGAGACTGCCTACACGGCGTCCGATCCGGCGTCGGAAACCTTCACCGTCACAGTCACCCTGGCTCGGGGCACAGACACCACGGTCGGACCCACGTTGGAACGGTGGTCTATCCACGCCCGGCCGCAACCCAACCGGTTGGAGGAAATCATCGCCCCGCTGGTCATTCAGGGCCGTGTTACCACCAGTTTCGGGGCGGGTGCGCCAGCAGGGTTCGATTCGCAGGTAGAATATCTGGCGCTGCGAACCTTGGTCACCGAGGCGCAGGCCGTAACCTTCGAGGAAGGGGACCGTAGTGAAACCGTCACCGTTGAAGACATCGAAATGTCTCCGATCCGGTATTCGGACGACGGGTCGTTCTGGGAGGGCACCCTGTTATGTCGGCTTCTGACGGTGCCCTAAGCCTCGCAGAGTTCACAGCTACGAAGCGCAACGCTGGCGGTGGCCGGTGGGTTGACACCCTTCCCCAAGAGATTGTGGATGAGGTCATGGCGTCCAACGCCGGGGCGAAAGTGATTGCCGACTGGTTGAAGACCCGAGGTTTCGACGGGGCTACGCCATCGAAATGCGAGCATCTGGTGGACGCACGCAAGAAGCTGGCAGTTGGTTGAATCATTACAAGAGTTCGGTGAAAGCACCGTTCTCTTAGACCGGCTGACCCGGGTCGAACGAGCGCACAGTAAGGCCAAAGCCGATCTTGCTGTCGCACGAAAGCAACTCCAAGAACTACGGGATTCCGAAGTTTCGCTGGTCGCCAGGCTTGAACTGTTCGAGAAGCCACCGGGCAAACCCCCAACCTGGCTGACCCCCAAGCACCCGAAGAAATCCACAGCCACGGTGCTCGCCATGCTCTCCGACCTGCACCTCGATGAAGTCGTGGAGCCTGCCGAGATCGACGGCGCTAACGCTTACAACCGGCAGATCGCAGAGCAGCGGCTTCAACGCTGGACCGAGAAGATGTTGGAAATGTCCCGGGACTACGTTGCCGGCATCACCATCGACGGGGCAGTCGTCTGCCTTGGCGGCGACCTGATTTCCGGCGACATCCATGAGGAACTTGCCGAAACCAACGAGACAACCAGCCTCGACACGATTGTGTATTGGGCACCGTTGATGGCCGGCGCTCTCATAACCCTGGCTAACCATTTTGGTAAGGTGCATGTGCCGTGCGTGGTGGGTAACCACGGTCGGACGACCCGCAAGCCACGAATGAAGCTGAGGGTCAAGACCAACCTGGACTGGCTGCTCTGCACGATGATCGCCAACCAGCTTGTTGCCGATAAGCGGATCACCTTCGACATTCCTGAAAGCGCCGATTGTTTATTCGAGATTTATGACACGAAGATTCTGCTGACCCACGGCGACCAGATCCGTGGTGGTGGTGCAGGGCTGGGTGGTTTGTTCGCTCCGCTGTTCAGGTTCAAGGCGAAGAAGCGGGTCAACACACAGTTCGACCTGCTGATGCTCGGCCATTTCCACACACTGATCCTTGCTCCGACTGCGGGGTTCGTTTGTAACGGGAGTCTGAAAGGCCCGGACGAGTTCAGTCGGCTGATGAACTATCCTGATGAGGAACCGCAGCAAGCTTTCCTCGTCTGCACACCTGAGCATGGGTTGTCCATCCAGGCACCCATATTCGTGAGACACCCAAAGGAGAAATGGCTATGACATTCACACGGGACATGATTGAACGACTGGTCGCAACAGCGTTGCAGGCCGGGCTTTCCGTTTTCGTTTTGACAGACCTGTCGAGTGCTAAGAGCGCCGGCATCGCGGCTGGTGCTGCGTTGCTGAGTGGCGTGAAAGCAATCTTGGCGAAGCAGGTCGGCAACAAGGGGAACGCCTCACTCGCGAACTGACATAGGGGCGGGGGGTAGGTTCCCTCGGTGAGTGTGCGGGGGCTAACTCCCACCTGGCACCTACCCTCCAGCCCCATGCTTGCTTCTGTCACACGCACCCCCTACGATTGTGGGTGACCAGCAGCACGACTGCACGACAACTGAGGGGGACTCTGTGCCAGAGCCAACCGAACAAGGCATTATCAAGGCGACTCTCGACCTGTTCCTGAGAACCGAACGGGAACAAGAAGGCCGCCGACCAACAGCCTGCGGGACGCCTCTGCGCGGCTCGTCGGCGTACAACTGCGCTCGCCGCATCGGGCTTGAAGTAGCCCAGGTGACCGAGTGCGAAGACCTGCCCTACGAAACTCTGCTGGCCTTCCATCTTGGACGAGCCATGCACGAACGGGTCCAGTCGGGGCTTCACAGCCTGTGGTCTGAGTTCCAATCAGAGGTCGAATGTGACCTGCGGCCGTTGGGTTACGACCTGTCCGGTCACGCTGACGGTTTGATGATCGAAGGCGACAAGCGTGTCGTCGTTGAGATCAAGACGATGACCGCCTACCCGTTCAAGCTGGCGATGAAGGGCGGCAAGACCGAAGCGCCCGGCCCCAAAATCGAACATCTCTTACAGAGCGGTATCTATTGCTACGGCCTGCACGCCGATGGTGTTCATCTCGTCTACATCAGCAAGGATGCGTCGTACCGTGACGGCATCCGACCCGGGATGACGTTGGAGTTCTACGTCGGCATGGATGAGGTCGTGGAACCCTACGACCGCACCCTCCACGAACTTGTGGTCGAGGAACTTGACCGGATGCAGGGCATTTGGGAGCAGGTGCGGGCCGGCCAGATCCCTGAACGGCACATCCCGGGGCACGGCTATGTGGAGATGGTGCCGTCCTATCAGGGGCCGTCGAAGGAGCAGCCGTGGAACTGCCGGTTCTGTGCGAACAACACGGACTGTCGGGCACTCCCGACTGGGGCTGTGCCTGTCGAGTTGGCTTCTGCGAACATTCGTGACACCTGGAACCCTCCGGTTGACGGTGACGAGTGAACACTATGACCTACGAAACCGACCAGACCTACGACGGTGGAGTGTCCCGTCATCAGTACCAGCCGGGTAACGGCACCAACTACGTCTGCTACGTCAGCGCCCTGCCCGGTGACTACGACGGAGGAAACGCCGACGGCTATGTGCTGGTGACCCTGTATTGGCCGTGGCGTGACGCCTACGTCATGGCTCGAAGTGGCTACTTGACCTGTGACTTTGTGGCCGAAAAGTTCGGGAACGGCAGGGACGGCGACCACCCCGATGTGGTAGCTATCCACGAACTTCTCTGCCGGGCTTTGAACCGTGAGCAACCGTGACCGGTAGCCCTGACCCGGAGGGGTCAATCCTGGCGCTGCAAACTTGGCCGAAAAACGGAATGTGGAAATGCCCCAAATGTGTGCGACATTTCATGGGCAGCCCCGCAACCCGACGATACGAAGGCCGCTGCAACATCTGTAATACGAAGATAGATCGAGAGAAAGACAGGGTGAAATAATGGCAGACAAACCTGACCTACTCACACAGTTGGCAGCAAAGTTTCCGAAGAAGATCGAATCCAGCCTGAGTAAAGGCGGCCAGAAACTCACCTATATCCCGGTTAGTTCCGTGATCTCCCGGGCCAACGAGGTCTTGGGTTTCGGCTGGTCATACCAGGTCATGTCCACGCAACGGGACGACGACTGGATCATCGCCCATGTCCGGGTCACCGTCGCCAACGGCGAAGGGTGTTCCATGCGTGACGGCTTCGGGGGCCAGCAGATCAAACACACTAGGGCTGGTGCGATCCTCGACCTTGGGCACGAATACAAGGGGGCGGTGTCCGATGCGTTGAAGAAAGCCCTTCAAGCGTTCGGCGTGGCGTTG